GACTTCATTGTGCACTTCCGCCTGGCTTTTCGACGACCCGTTGTCAGCCGTCATCGTCTGCCCGAGCACCGCCTTCGAAATCTGCTCGTCGACGTAGCGCGCGAAATTCTCGAACACCTTGTCGGCGGTCGTGCCGCCGCCCGTCTCCGTGAACTCGATCTCCATGCTCTTCGGGAGTACCGCGGCCGCGTCCGTGCCGATGTTCGCCACCGCCGAGAAGAGTTTCTGCACGTCCTCTGCCGAGTGCTCGGCACCGTAGCGGCCGAGCCTCAGCGGCAGGCCGTAGGTCTCGATGAACGCGATCCAGTCCTTGAGGTCGTAGGCCTTGCACATCCAGCTGAAGGCGACGACACGGGCAAGTCCGCCTCGGAAGGTCAGGCCGGATTTCATGCGGGCCCGGTGGGTTATGAAGCAGAATGGATCGAGCGGCACCCCATCGGCAGGATCGGCCTCGTCACGCAGGCGGATCTCTGACCCGGCGATCCTATCGAAGGTGAAGAAACGCTGCGACCGCGGCAGGAACCGCTCGGGCCACCACTCCCGCGCGCTCTTCCGCCAGTCGATCTCCACCACGGCGAACCCCTTGCCAATGGCATCGAGCAGTTCCTCGACCAGATCCGGAAACCCGTCATGCTCGGCGATCTTGTCCCGCACGGCGTCCGCGATCCTCACGTCACCGGCCGCGTCGGATGCCGCGGCGACCGTCGGCCGCACTCCGGAGACCGCGCGCTTTCGGATGCCTAGCACTGAGAAGTAATGCGGATCCCGCTCCTCCATCTCCTCCGCCAGGGTGATGAACTCGTCGATGCTGCCGTCGTCGCAGGCCCGCAGGATCGATGCCAGCCTCGCCGGCGTGAGCCCCGACGCGACCGAGTGGCCCCAGACATTGCGGACGCCGGAAAGCCCGGGCTCCGCCTTGGGCTTTGTCAGGGCCTCGAGCCTGACGGGCCGCCCGTATTGATCGAGAATTGCCATCACCAGATCCCTTTATGCGCGGTGAAGCCACCCGTGATCCTCACCTCGCGGTCGAAGTTGTCGCCGCCGTGGATCGGAACGGGCTGATAGTCGAACGGCTGGTAGGACACGCTGGCGGCCGATACACCGAGGGCCATTCCCCAGAAGCGGTCGGCGTGACCGTCGGTGTCGCCGTCCGCGACCAGGCGGCGGATACCGGTGACACCCACCTGGCTCTTGATCGCATGGAGGTCCGCGCGCAGCACCGGGTCGCCGGCCGGGATACGGGCCTTGCGGTCCTGCATCGCCTCCTTGAGGTCGGTCGCAAGCTCGAGCCGCGCGGCGGAGGTGAAGAGGACGCCCTCGACGCGGGTCTCGCCGTGGCGTCGCTGCGCGTCCTCGACGGGCTTTTCACCCATTCCCGTCTGGTCCATCCGGCAGCGCACCACGCGGTAGCGGCGGAAGACGTCGTCGAGGAGCTGGTCCTGGTCCTGGAACGAGATGCGGCGGCGGGCGATCAACTCGCGCAGCCAGAGGACATCTCCCACCCGCTCGAACACGGCGATGACGAAGAGGTCCTTCCGGGCGGCGATGTCGACACCCACATAACAGGGCCCGCCCTGGTAGAGACCCGGGATGCCGGCGGCCGGATGCTCCGCCGCCGAGATGAGGTCGTAGTCGAGCCAGGCGGCGGCCTCGTCGAGCCACTTCAGCTCGAACTCCTGTGCCCAGGCGTCCTCGTCGGACATGCCCTTCCGCAGCTCCTCGATGTCGACGTCAAGGCCCTGTTTGACGGCCTCGTAGATGTCGACCACATGCCGCGACCAGTTCGTGTCCTCGGCCGTCATCAGCTCGTAGAACTTGTTGCCCTTGCCGTTCGGGGTCGAGATCACGCGGATCTTGTGGCCGCCGCGCGCGGCCACCGGGAAGGCCGAGCCCCAGATGCGCCGGCTGTCGGCGTGGAAGGCGAACTCGTCGAGCAGGAGATTGCCGCCGAAGCCCCGCGCGGCATCCGGGGAGGCAGACAGCGCCACGACGCGGCTGCCGCCCGGGAAACGGACCTCGTGCGTCTTGTAGGTGGCCTCAGGGACATCGACCTTGAAGACCTGGTCGCCCTGCCGCACCTCGCGGGCATGGGCGGGCACGTGGAACTGGCCTTCCTCGAAGACCGGCTGGCCACGCCGCGAAAGCCCGCGCAGCACCTCGTAGTAGGCGCGCGTCATCGGCTTCAGCGCGTCCTCCATCGCCTCCTTCGCGGTGTTCTCCGAGCGCGACAGGATCGTCCAGCGCACCTTGCGCCCGTCGATCTCGGCCTGCGTGCAGTCGTCGACGATCTCGCCGCTAGCGCCGAACGTCTTGCCGCCGCGCCGGGTGAACATGCCGATCTTGAAGCGCGCCTTGTCCGCGATCCATGCCCGCTGGTAGGGCAGGAACTTGATGATCGGGTTTTCGGGAGCCACCGCGCTCATACATCGACCTCGATCTTCCAGCCGGCGTGCTTCATGGATTTCCACAGGGTATCTTCAAGGTCCTTGTCGAGCGCGCGGCCGGCGCGCTCTGCCGGCACCCCTGCCCGGACGCGAACGTTGTAGATGGCGTTCGTGCGCGCCGCGGCTTCGGTCGGATAGTCGAAGCTCCGGCCCCCTTTCGGATCGACCCACCGGAATGCCATCACACGAAGCCCATGATCCGGCGCGCCTGGGCGCGGAAGTCCTCGGTGACCTCGCCGTCCTGGACGGCCTTGTCGAGTTTCTCGGCCATCTGCTTGCGCTCGGCCGCGAGAAGCTGCTCGCGGATCCCCGAGGAATGCATGATGTCCTTCATCATGCGGCCGAGGAAGTGGAGCTCCTTCGGGTCGATCTCGTCGCCTTCCTTCGTCATCTGGTGCTGCATGACCTTGAAGGCGAGCGCGGTGATCATCTGGAAGAGGATGTTGTGGCGCTTGGCCTCGTCGCCGAGCCCCTGCTCGCTCATCCACTCCTTGGCCCAGGCATCGGCGGCCTTCTGCACCTTCACGAACTCGGCGTATTCCGCGCCCCATTCCTGCAGCGCCGACTTCTGGATGCGAAGCTCGAGCCCCTCGCCCTCGAGCTTGCCGTTCAACGCCTCGGCCAGCTCGACATAACCGCCGAAACCGCGGGCACGCAGTTCCGCCTCGAGCCAGGTCCTGAGCTCGGGCGGCAGGAGATCGACCTTGCGGGGGACCGGCATCTCAGCGCCTCGGCCGCGGGCGCTGGATGTCCGGATGCGTCGCCATGCCGCGCGCGATCTCGACGCCGCGCCGGGTGGCGGTGACGACGAGGAACTCGGCCGTGCCCTCGAACTCCGCGAAGCCCTGCTCGCGCAGCCACGAGAGCTCGGTCACGACCTGGTCGGCAGTCGAGGGCAGGCCCACGCCCTGGAGCACCGATTGCAGGATCGAGGCGTTCGAGGTGTAGTCCGGCACCGCCTCCAGGTGGCGCAGGATCGCGAGGCGGCGGTGCTGACGCAGCGTCTCGGCATAGTCGTTCATCGTTTCGCTCCGTCGAGCAGGTGATCCTCGTGGCGGCTGACGATGGTCTCGAGGCGCCGCATGACCTCGTTGTTGCCCTTCATCGTCGCCCGCATCTCCTTGAGGTCGCCCCGCATCTCGGAGAGCGCGATGTGCAGCTCGTGCATGTCCTTGCGGCCGGGGCTGTCGGCGATAGCCTGCTCGATCGAACTCAGACGGAGCCCGTGGTGGTCGAGCATGGTCTTGTGTGCGTCGAGCGCCTTGGCGTTGGCGCGGCTGCCAGAGGCCATCAGGTTCCAGACCGTCAGGCCGAAGGTCAGGAGCTGCGAGAGCGCGATCACCCAGACGACGAAGGGCGAGATGTTCAGGACGTCGGCTTCCATCAGGTGCGGCCCGTCCACTTCGCCATGAGGTCCTTGGCGGTGTGGCCGCCCATGTAGAGCGACATGTAGAGCGCGCTGATCTGCATCAGCACCGAGAGGTCGGTGGGCGGCAGGGCAATCTTCCAGACGGCATTCGCGACGTGGAGGAGGACAAGGTTCCAGAGCCAGAAGAACCCCAGCCCGTACATGCCCAAGGGCCGCCAGGCGCGGACCCAGAGCGGCTCCTCCCTCTCGGCCGCGAAGGTCTCCTGCCGGGCCGCGATCTCGGCGGCATAGAGCGGCGCCAGCTCGGCCACGTCGCCCTCGACGGCGACCATCGCCGTCATCACCCGGTCGGGTTCGTCGGCGGCAAGCTGTTCGACCGCCTCGGGGGCGACACCCGCGCGCTTCGCGATCATGCCGACCACGTCGCTGGCGAGTTCGGCGTTCTCGCGGCCGATCTTGCGGGCGAGGATGTCGCGGATGATCGGGGCGCCGATCTGGGCGGCCAGGGAAATCAGTGCGGGGGCCATGTCAGCCGTCCTTTCCGGAATGTGTCACGGGGGCAGCGGCCCATCCTTCGCCCGCGCCGGCAATACAGGTCATGCCATCGGGCGTGAGGCGCAGGATGGTGAAGCTGCCGCCGTCCGGCGCGGCGGTGACGATCCAGGCGCCGTCCTCGAAGGCGCCCGTGAACACCGGGGTTTCGTGCCACCGCTCGGCCAGATGTGCGAGCGCGTCGTCGAGCGGCACGCAGACAAGGGCGTTGGCCGGCTGGGCAAGCGCGAATGTCAGAAGGAAGAAGATCCACCGCATGTCAGCCCTCCGCGCGGTTGGGTTTGGTGGCGGCCTTCACGGCCCACATCGCCGCCTCCTCGGCGGCGGTCCGGGCGAGTGCCTTCAGCCGGCCGCGCTCGCGGCAGGCCTCGTCATCGATCGCGAGCCGGGCCGAGGAATGCGTCTGTATGCCCTCGACGAGGTCGATGAACCGCGCCGCCGCGGCCTTGATCGCGGTGACCTGGTCGTCGCCCGAGGGGTTGAACGTCACGCCGACGCGGTATTCGCCCTTGGTCATCTAGCGGCTCCTCAGCCAGGTTGCGGTTCGGGGTGCGAGGCGCTGGAGCTTGGCGGCGACCACGTCGCGGTAGGTCCAGGCAAGCCAGAGAAGGACGAGGGCGGTCACGACCCCGACGCCCACCAGGATCACGGTGTCAGGCAGGGTATCGCCGATCCCCGGCGCCTGTGTCGCCGCGGCACCGCCACCGCCGGCCGCGACGGTCTGGGCGGACGTCCGGCGCGCGTCGAGACGGCGCTGCAGCGTCGTGAGCGTGGCGCGGCCGAGGATGCCGTCGACGGCAAGGTCGTGGTCGCGCTGGAAACGCCAGACAGCGTCGAACGCGACGAAGCGCGGATCGGCCCCGGGGTCGTAGCCAAGCTTGCCGAAGCCCTCGCGGGCCGCCGCCAGCTCTGCCGGCGACAGCCGGAGCGCGACCCGCGCCGCGTTCCTCTGCCGCGGCGGCGTTGCCTCTGTCGCGTCGTAGGCTCCGTCGCTGATCAGGCGCGCCTCTTCCTCGCGGCGGCGTTGCAGGCCCGGCAGCACCTTGCCGCCGCCCTTCACCCACCTGGCGAGGCCCTTGCGCACAGCTTCCTTGTCCCGGCGGCGCCAGGCATCCACCCAGCTCGCGCGCCCGATCGCGCCGGTGTTGAAGTGAAAGCTCACCCCGCCGTCGAACTCGTGCTGCACCGAGCCCGGCATGACCGCACGCACCGCGGGGGCATAGTTGCGGGTGATCGCCAGCGCCAGGAGGCGTCTCGCCTCCTCCTTCGTGATTGTCAGCCCGTGCTTCGGCGTCACCACGCCCGAGGCCGCGGTGAGGCCCGCGCCGATCGTCCAGACGCCCGCCACGTCGCGGTACGCCTTCAGGACCACGCCCTCGTGGCGCTCGATGAACTTCACGCCTTCAGGGCTTACCCCCATGACCATCTATTGAACCCCGGGTTGAATACCCTCGGACAATCGCCCTCACGGGGGATTAAATCGGCCTTGAAAGGTTTCAGGGGGGAAGGATGGCGGCGCGCCGGAGGGCACTCTGACAGACGGATGGAGAGGCTGTCAAAGGCTTCTGCGCGCACTCTCGCGCGCCAGGACGATGGCGTGGTCGTAGCCTATCTGCCACCAACGACGCCACTCATCCGCAGCCTCGCCGAGGAAATCCGGACCACCCGCCGCCTCTGCTTCCGGCGTCGTCAGGGCCAGCCCGACATCGGGAGCCGAACGCGCGGCATTCATTCCCGCCACGACCGCATCCCAGTCGATCCGCGCGCGGGCCATCCCTTCAGTCCCTGTCAAAAGGCAGTTTCATCTGCGCCGCGCCTGCCTCCGCCTCGATCTCGGCGCGATAGTTCGACACCGATCGGCTGTGCATGTCGCAGGCGAGCGCCACCTCGCGGATCGAGGCGCCGGCCTTCAGCATCCGGATCGCCTCGGCGCGCCGCGCGCGCGATCCGCGCATGGTGCCGCAGGGCAGCATGATCTTGCCGGGCCCGATGGCGGCGACGAGCTTCTCGGCCGCGTGCAGCCCGACGATCTCGGCAAGCATGGAGCCTTTCGCACGCACCGGCACGGTGATCTCGGTCCCGCCGCGCCGCTTCAGGAGGCGCACGGTCAGGTCGAGGCCTATAGCCTCCTCGATCTCGCCCGCGATGCCCGGCAGCTGCGTCATTCCGGACGTTCCCGCCGCTGGCGGCCGCAGCGCCGGTCGGGCTGCGAGGCGTCCATGACCGTCGTGACCGTCCCGTCCTGCAGCTTGTAGACGAAGCCGTCGAGTACGACGCCGCAGGCGCCGAGTTCCGCGCCGCGGTCGACGCGCCGGCCGATCTCGCGGCGGAGCGTCTCCACGTCGATCCCGAGCACCCGCTCGATGTAGCGGACAAGGGCATGGTCCGAAACGATGACGATGGGCTTCTTCACCTGTCCACCTCGATCCCCGCGCGCCGGCACATCGCCTTCAGCGCATCCACCACGTCGGAGATCTCCGACCACTCCTGCATCCGGTCGATGTCGATGGGGACCGAGCCCCATTTCTTCTCGAACCGCGCCCGGATGAAGGCATTGAGACCGCGGGCGCCGCCCGACCGCACCGCGCCCTTCTCGTGCAGGAGCCGCCACATCACGTGGCAAAACCGCACGTCAGCCCGCTCGGCCGCAGGGCGCCCCTTTGCTTGGCGACGACCGTCGAAGGGGCGGAAGCCCCGCGCCTTCAACGCCTCGATGACCTTCCTGAGGTCGCCGTCGGTCATGTCGGCCATGCTGGCCTTGCCGGTCACGACAAGCTGGAGGTCGCGGCGCGTCTCGGCGTCGAGCCCGAGCTCGCGGCAGCCGACGTGGACGAGTTTCTGGAGCGTGCGGTCAGTCATCGCCGGCCCTCACCCAGGTCGTCACCGGCTGTCCGCGCAGGCCGGCGACCTTGCCGGCGCGCCGCGCGAGGCCCTGGTCCTCCAGCCGGCGCAGGCTGCAGATGACGTTGCCCTTGCTCTTGCCAAGTCGCACTGCGATGGCCTCGGCCGTCACCGGATGCTGGTCAAGTTCGTCGCGCACCTTGGCTTTGAGGCTGCCCCAGTTGCGGGTTTCCTCGGCGATCTCGCCTTCGAGGAGCCGCCTGGCGGTTTCGGCGGCGCTGCGGTGCAGCGCCCTGGCATAGGCGGCCTCGTCGATTGCGGAGTGCACGCTCACGGACATCACGCGCGCCCCGCGGTCTTGCCGAGTGTCGCGTCGATCGCGTCCTGGTTGCCCAGCGCGATGTTGGCCCGCACCAGTTCGATCGCGTCGGCGGGGGTCATCTTCCGCTGGTCCTGCAATGCGATCAGCTGCCCCACCAAATAGCTGCTGACGGCGAGCATGTCCTCGGCGGTCATCTCGGCGCCGTGCTTTGCCAGGAGGGCGGCGAAGCCGAGCCGGAACGCCTCGTAATGGCGGGGCGGCTTGATCCGTTTCATGGGGGTGCTCATCTGGTTCCTCGGCTGCTCGTCAGGACCGGGCCACCACGCCCGGCCGACCGGCCGACGGTTTCCCGGCGGCGGTTTCGCATCAGGACTTCGATGCCTTGAAGGCGAGGTGGCGCGATGCCGGGATGCGGATCGCCTCGCCGGTGGCCGGGTTGCGGCCGTCCCGTTCGGCGCGGTCGCGCATCTCGAAGCGGCCGAAGCCCTTCAGGGTGACGGCGTCACCGGCGGTGGTAATCGCGGCGATCTCGGCCACTAGTGTGTCGATCACCTCGCCGACCGTGGTCCGGTTGATACCGGACCGCGCGGAGACCTGTACGATCAGGTCGGACTTGCTCGCTGTCTTCATGTTTCCCTCCGTGGGGGTTGGCGCCCGCGACCATCGCGGGCTTGAACTCAGTCTTCAGCAACACGGGAATGGCACGCGGGCTCGTACTCGAGCGTGCAGTCGATCTCCGTCTGGCATTCCGGGCAGGTGTGGCGGCCGCAGCCAACGTTCCCGAGGTCGTGGTAGCAGGCCGGGCACGTCCAGTAGTCGTTCCGGCCCGGGTTGCTGCAGTGATCGGCGAAGGGCTTATGGTTCATCGTCGATCACCGCCCAGAGCAACAGGATCAGCCAGACCGGCCAGAGCGCCCCGACCAGAGCGCCGATGTATGCGTAGACCGTAAGGATCATGTCTCCCATCGCTTCCCCCTCACGCCTTCGCCAGATCGATGGTGATGGCCTCCCACGGCGCGTCGGCCGCCGCCCGGCGGTAGAAGCGGACGTAGCTCTTCGAGCCGACCACCCGCATCGCGTCGCGGATCGCCTGCATCGCCCGCTTCCAGCGGCCGTCGGCGATCTCCAGCCGCAGGAGCGAGTAGAGCGCCGCGCGGTTGATCTGGCCTTCCTTGTCGGTGTTGAAGGCCCGCGTCACGACCGCCTTCAGCTCGTCGCCAGCGCTCGCCGTCCAGTCGTTCAGACATTCGTCGACGAGGCTCTTGGCGATCTGCAGCTCGGGGCCGAACTGGATGTTGTCGGCGACCTGGACGGTGATCTTCAGCAGGCCGTCGTAGGACATCAGCGTCTTGTTGCCCTTCTTGCCGCCGACGGTGGCGCCGTACTGCTCGGCGAGGAGCGCCTCGAAGGCGCCGAGGTTCTCCTGGAAGTGGGAAAGGAAGCGCGAGAGCTGCTCGGAGAGCGCCACGGCATGACCCATCTCGGAGCGGACAAGCTCGTCCTCCATGACGTTCTGCGGCTTGACGGTGCCGATCGGAAGCTTGGCCCCGTCGGGGCCGAGGATGTGTTCGACGCCGTCGATCATGACACGGCCGGTCGGGATCGGCGCCGGCGGATAGGGGGTCTGTTCGGGTATCATGCCCGTTCTCCTTCGGTATGGGGGATGAGGTTCGGAGGCGCGTAGGCACCCGGGTGGATCGGCGTGACGCCGAGGACGGCAAGGAGGATGGCCATGGCCTCCACCTCGTCGAGGCTTACGAGCGACGCGCCGCGCAGGCCGTCGCGATCGACCTTGCCGACGCCGCGGGATGCTCGTTCGGTCAGTTCGGGGATGGTGAGGCGGTTCATTGCAGCACCGGCGGCATGTTCGCCTCGGCCGCGTCCGCCGCGATGCTGCGGATCACGCCGAGCATATCCTCGACAGCCATGGAATTCGTGACGGAGCGGATGCCGATCACATTGGCCGCCGCGACGATCAGCGCCTCCATGTACTCGCCGTCGGCGAGCGAGAGGTTCACCAGCGCCGCGACGGTCGCCGCGCGCTTCTCGGCCCGTGCCCCTTCCGACAGGTCATCAGCCCTTCGGGTGCTGCGTCTCATCGGCGACCTCCCTGGCGTTGCGTGGGCATTGCGCGCAGGCGCGGTACATCCGCACCCGGAGCGAGTTGACGTTGACGAACCGGCGCGCCTTCTCTCGCCAGTGACGGCACTGGTGCGCCGGGATCGTCCCGAGCGCGGGACATTCGACCCGGGCACTCCTGAAGACCCCGTTGAAGAGTTCTTCAACGGCGCCGATATCGCCCGGGTAGCGGTTGGCGAGCACGAGGCTCACCAGCGAGGCCGACCGGCCGATCTGCGCGGCCACCCGGCTCTGGCTCGACATGCCGCACTCGACGGCGAGCGCCTCGACCCATTCCGGTATATCCGGGCCCCAGGCGGCGCGGGCCTTCTCGACAGGGGCGCTCATGCCAGCCCCCCCGAGATGTAGGTGTATTCCCGAAGGTTCTCGTCCCACACCGCCCGGACGCGGCGCTCGCGCGGGGCGCGCGGACCGGTGTCGCGCACGAGCCGGTAGATCGCCTCGCGCCGGCCCGGAAGCGCCTTGGTGATGACGCGCAGGTGCCCCGAGCGGACGAGCATCTGGCAGTACTCCTGGGCGGTCGCGAGCGAGACCGCGGCTTCCGGAGTGTGGGAATGGGCCATCACGTCGGTCGGCGTGAAGGACTTCAGGCTCCGCATTGTCCGCCACATGTTCGCGACGGAACTGCCCTGCCGGATCACCGTGCCGTCCGGACGGGTGCGCGCCGGCAGCTCGGTCCGGCCCGGCGCCACGCGGAACTCGTAGCGCCCGGCCCGACCGGCGCCGAGGAGCTCCACGGCGCCGGTGCGCTGCCAGCCGCGGACGATGTCGGTCGCCCGCTCGATGCCGATCCTCATCTCGGCCGCGAGCGCGTAGTAGGTGAAGGTCCTCATGCGCAGCGCGGCCGCCCAGGAGGCTTCCTCGATCGCCCGGCGGCGTTCGGCGACCGTCGTCATGCCACCCTCCTGCGCGCCGTCGTGGTGCCGATGGCGAGATTGCGCCGGGCCTCCGGTGCCTCGCCGGTGAAGAGCTCCATCTTCGCCTTGGCCCAGTCCTCCCGCGAGAGCGCGGCGTGGCCGCGCACGATTGCGAACTCGCGGAGCCGCGCGAGGTTCACGCATATCCGCCGGATCGACCGCGCGGACCGCTCGAGGACGAGCTGCATCAGGTCATCGCTGAGGCTCACGTCGCGGCAGTAGATCGCCGTGAGGTGCCGCACGTCGGAGAGGGTTCCCTCCTGTGCGGGCACCCAGTCGAGCATCCGTCCGTGGACCCGCTCCCAGGCCTGCAGCTTCTGCGGCAGGAGTTCCTCGCCGACGAGGATCACCGGCGAGCCGGAGCTTTCGTGGAACTCGCGGGCGAGTTCGATCATCCCGCCCTCGACCAGGAAATCCGCCTCGTCGATCAGGAGCGGCCGGCCCGAGCGGGCGAGTTCCTCGGAGACCCGCGCCGCAAGATCCGCGAGCGTGCCGCGCGGCTTGACGCCGAGCTCGATCAGGATGGCCGAGCAGAGGTATTTCGGGCGCCAGGAGCTCTTCACCTGGACGAGGCAGGCGTCGAACTTGTTGGCGGCGTAGATGCAGCCGTAGCTCTTGCCGAAGCCCGAGGGCCCGTAGAAGGTCGCCATCCCCGGCAACCCGTGGTCGCGCTTTTCCACCCGCTCGATCAGGGTCACCAGCGCCGCGACATTGGCGAGCGGTGCCACGCTGTTGTAAAGGTTTCTGTCTTCTGTCATCCTCGTCTCCGATCACTGCCCAATTCCGCCGCGGGGCCTTGCCCGCCCCCGGCGGTTCACTCACCCGAAAATCGCGTCGCCGAAGTCCTCGTGGAGCATCTGCATCGATGCGTATTCCGGGGTCTCGGCGTAGGCGATCAGCCAGCGCTGGTCCTCCGCCGCAACCGTCTCGCCGGCCTCGAGCCGGGCTTTCATCTGCAGCGCGCGGCGGAACCGCTCGCTCCGCTCGCGATCCGCGTCCAGCGCCTTCGCCTGGGACCGGTGGGCGGCGAGATCGGCGATGATCTCTGCCTGCGCCCGCTCGACCTCGGGCGAGAGCGCCGGCGCGGTCGCGGGCGCCGCCTTGCCGAAGACCGGCCGCACGACCTTCGCCTCGACGGGCTCTGCCTTCGGCAGCGCGGCGTCGGAGAGCAGCGCCTTGACGTCCGCCGCCCGCATCTTGCGGTGGGCCTCGAGCGCGGCCTTCTCGGCGCTCATCCAGGCACGGCGCGCCTTCGAATGCGCGCGGGCCTCCTCGATGTCGAAGAACCCGGATTTCTCGCGGCAGGGCGCGTGGCCGAGGTAGGCGTTGTCGGGGCCGTAGACGTGGAGCCCGCCGAAAAGATCGGCCGGGTCGAACCGCGCGATCACGCGCTGGCCGGCGATCGACGCCATCCAGGGCGCCCAATACTTGTTCCCGAGGAACTTCACGATGCCGGAGCCAGTCGCGGCGCGGAGCCCCTCGGCCCCCATGAGCCAGAGCCGCCGCTGCGCCTCGGTGGCCTTGCGGATCGGAGCGTTCGCATAGGAGACGTCGAAGACCTCGGCGAAGCTTCGGCCGTTGGCGACCTCCGACCAGCGGCCGGGGCGCGTGTTGTGCTCCTCGATGCCCTCGGCCACGACCTGGATGAACTCCTCCAGATCGATCGCCCGGCTGCCGTAATCCTCGGGCTTCGCCTCGGGCCGGTTGCCGGTATATGCCCCGTCGAAGCGCGGATCCTTGGCGATGGTGTCGCACATGTCGCGGAAGGCGCGCTCGATCGGCTTCGACTGGCCGGAGTAAGGCGTGGCCCAGTGGACCTGGCAGCCCAGCGCGACGAAGAGGCCGGGCAGGTCGTCCTCGCGCACCTTGAAGCGGTAGCGAGTGGGCGTGCCGCCGGTCAGCGCCTTGGCCGCGAACTCGCGGCCGTTGTCGAAGACCACGCGCTCCGGAATGCCCCAGGCCTCGATCATGTCGCCCGCGGCCAGGCGCACGGCGTTGGAGTTCGGCGTCTGGTCGATCCGCCAGCTGAGGATCCGGCCCGAGTGGATGTCCTGGAAGGCGACCATCTGCGGCCGCGTGACGATGCCCTTCTCCTCGCCGCGCTCGGCCGGCCAGCGCACGAAGACGTCGAACTTGTGGAAGTCGGCGTTGACCGCCTGCAGCGCATGAAGGTCGGTCTTGTCGCGGGTCTGAGAGGGATAGAGGCGCTTCAGGGCGTCGATGCCCTTGCGGGCGAGGATCTGGGTGGGTTTCGAGACCTCGGACTGCAGCCTCCGGCGCGCGGTGCGCTCGTCGACAGTCTGCCAGCCGTTCTTCGCCGCCACCCGGATGGCGCGGCGGTAGCAACTGGTGAAGCTCGGGGCCGCCGGGCGCAGGTAGTCGGCCTTCAGGACATCGAAGAACTCGGGATCCATCGCCCGTTTCGTCGGCTTCCGCGCTGCGATGCGATGGCGCGGCGCGAGATAGGGAAGCCAGTCGTCGCGGCGGACACCCTCGATCATGGCGAACCAGTTCCAGATCGAGCGGGGGGCGATCCCGTCCATGCGTGCGATGCTTTGCGCGGCCCCGTACTTGGTCACGGCGGGCGCCAGCGCCTCGACCTTCAGGAGGATGTGGAGGCGCCCGCGGGCGATCTCTCGCGTCTTCTCCGGAAGGCCCTCGAACCACTCCCAGGCGGTATTGCGATCCATGTCATCGGTCTGCGGCTGGTCGGGTGTCGGCGCGGCCTTGCGCGCCAGCAGCGCCCGCTGCGCGCGGGACGGAAAGAGCCGCCAGTGGTACTCCCAGCCGCCGCCGCGCCCCTCGCGACGCCGCGCGAGTTTCGGCTGGCCGCGCCAGTTCTGGCGCTTTGCGACGGCTTCGACGCCTTGCCGTGTCTCTGGCAGATCGACAAGCGCGGCTGCCGCGATCTCGCCAGCCGTCCACCATTCCTGGTCGGGTGCGAGCCGTGTCATTCCTCGGCCTCCCGCGAGTTGCCGAGCCGAACGCCCCTGTTCTGCGCGTCCCAGATCTCTCTCGCGCGTTCGAACAGGAACCGCTTCTTCGCGGCCATCGGCGCCCGGTCCCAGGCGCCGGACAGCGCCTTGAAGGCCTCTTCAACGGGGTCTTTCCCCTTGGGTTCAACGGCGCCGTTTTCCTTGGCGATTTGCCGCCGCGCCTCGGCCACCTTCTTCGCCGCGCCGAGTGCGAGCTTGCGGATGACAGCTGAGCGTTCCTCGGGGTTACCGATCCGGCCGATCTGCTCGATGGCGTCAAATGGCACCGGCTTCTGGGCCCGTTCGAGCGACGCCACCTCGCCAGAGGTCAGCCGCTCGACCGCGGCGGTCACCTTCCGTATCTGGCGCGGGGTCACACCGCGAGAGCTGGCAACCAGTTCTGCAAAGGAACTATTATTCCCTTGCAGACCGTGTTTAGCCATCGCGCCGGCTGCGCCGCGCTTGGTCTCGGGATGGAGCTGCTCATAGTGCCGCTTCCAGGCAGACAGGAACACCGCGTCCTGCAAGGGCGTCATACCCGCCGTCAGGTTGGCGGTGATCTCCATCCCGCGCGCCTCGGTGGCCGAGCAGTCGTAGGTCCTGACCGGGATACTCGCCTCGCCCAGCCGCTTCATTGCCTCGAGCCGGTGCGCCCCGTCGATCAGAATGTTGGCGCCACCCGTGCGGCGCACGCTGATCGGCACGGTGAAGCCATACATGCCGATCACCTCGACTAGCGCCTGCACCTTCACCTCTGTGACCAGCCGCAGGCGGTCGTGCGGCACCTTGATGTCGGCCACCGGCAATTCGTCGATCGTGGGCATCAGCCTACTCATCGCTGGCCTCCGGCTGCTGGCGGCCCAGGAACGCGACGTTTTCGCGGATCAGCACCGACCAGCTCTTGACCGTGTCGGCCGTGCTTTCGGCGAGGGACGCATCCACGTCCGCCCGCATAAACTGCCCGGTCTCCAGGGCGATCCGGGTCATGCGGGCCAGATTGGCGAGCTTCTGCGCGTCCTTCTCAAACCAATGGGCAGCGTTCAGCGCCCGTTCCAGTTCGCGGCTCGGGTCGCGCGGTATTGCGTCGTTCATTCCTTCGGCCCCTTCGTCATCCGGTAGTAGAAGCGCCGCGCCCCGTTCACACGGCGCTGGCTGCAGGCGATCTCGGCGCCGTGAACCCTCAGTTCGGCCATGCAGGCGTTGACCGCCATGACGCGGGCCTTCCGCACGACGTCGCGGGTCGTGTGCTCCTTCCCGTCGGAGAGGAGCTTCAGCACCCGCTGCAATCTCGGCGAACTGAGCGGCGCGGCGTTCATCGCGTCACCACACCGCCGGCGCGTGGTCGACGCGGGCGCAGTAGCCACAGAGGCGGTTGTGAATGCCGTCGCTCTGGAACTCGCGCCCGCAGCACATGCAGGGCCGGCGGCGGGCCTTGCCGAACCGCGCCTCGCGGTCGGCCTCCTCGTCGAGTTTCTCCGCCTTGGTCTGGGCTTCGCGGAAGGTCGCGAAGGCCTTCGACGCGATGCGCCCGGACGGGTCGGTGACCCAGAAGAAATGACCGTTGCCGTCGACCTTGTGGCCGGTCCTGCGGCCCCGCGGTCTCGCCCGTTCCGTCCGGGCCTCAGCCACAGCCCTCATCCGAGCCTCCGGACCAGCGTCTCGATCCCGGCCAGCTCACCCGATCGGCGCATCGCGTCGAGCTCGTCGAAGATGCGGTCCATGGCGCGAACGTATCTGTCCGTGGCGTCGTCGCGCGCCAGGGCAGTGGCACTCTCCAGCGTCATCACGGTGTGGGCGAGCGCGGCGCGCTCGACCTCGTCGTGGATGCGGCGCAGGCGGTCGGCGAGCGGAAAGCCGATGCGATCGGCGAGGGCAGGCTGTGCGGATGCCATCAGACGTCTCCCGTGTAAAGAAGGGCAAGCCAGGTGATGAGGAAGATCAGACCGGCACCAAGCGCGGCCTCGGCCAGCGTCTCCTCGCCCCGCGCGTGACGGAGCGTGAGCTTCCACCAGGCGAGGACGATCACGGCGACGGCGAGGTAGGGAAGGCCGAGGACCAGGCGAGCGCAGCGCGACCAGGCGCGGCTGCCACCCCGCCCGGCGGTTTCCGCTTGGGCCGGTGCGGGGTGGCCCCTACCATCGGAAGTGCCAACAACCGGATGGAGGGATTTCTTATGCCAATCTTGCCCGAGACGGCCATTGAACTGCTCGAAAACAAGGTCAACACGATAGAAGTCGTCCTCTCGTGCCTCATCCAGTCGATCGACCTCCATCTTCCTGGAACTGCCCGCGAAACCGTGGATTTCGTTACTGGTCAGGCAGATGCGGCTCGCCGCCGGGGGGACGAGCTTGCGTCCGTGCTGCTCGCCGGTGCTGCAGGTCGGATCGGCATCATGTGCGGCCTTCCCGGCTTCGATGATCCCGATCTCTGACCGGCGCCGGCGCATGTGTTCGCGCGCGACGTCAAGGTCAAAGAAGCCTCTGTTCACGACCGAGGCTAGGTCTTCTGCGTCACTCGACGTCGTCACGGCATCACTCCTCGGGCTCGAAGGGAAAGAACAGGACGACCGACACGCCGTCCTCGTCCGCATAGAGGCTCGCCCCCCCCCCGCTGGTCTCGGCGGCGGCGATGGCGGCCATGATCGCGGCCTCCCAGGCGCGCAGCTCGGGCAGGGTGAGGGCGGAGAGGTCGGGCATTATGCGGCATCCCTCTTTGACTTCTTGCTCGGGCGGGAGATCGCGCGCGGCCACTCCAGGTCTGCTGGCCAGTTCGCGTCGAACCACACGAGGATCCGGTTGGCCTTTGCGATCGTGCACCCGGCGCCAGCCTCGAGGCGGCCGAAGTACTTTCCGTCATTTGCCGCATAGGTTGAGACCGTCGAGAGCGAGAGCCCGCGATGCGTGGCGTATAGTCTCGCCAGGGCTGTCAGGGACTTCACATCCATTGGTCTGCTCATAGTCGGTATCGTTACCGCTGATCTAAGCGGTATCGTTACCGATAGTCAAGCAGCATTAAATTCGGTAATAATCCCGATTCGTGACGGGCATCGGCGACACCTTTGGGAAGATGGTGGAAGAGCGCCTCCAGGCGCTGAAAACGAGTGCTTTTGCCGTCGAGACCCAAGCCGGCCTGCCGCAAGATGCAATCAGGAATGTGATCCGGAGCGAGAAGAAGTCGGGGCCGACGCTCACGCGCGTCGAGGAGATATGCGATGCCCTTGGTCTCGAGTTATACATCGGGCCACGGCGAGATGATGCAGCCGCGGAGCGTCGAGACAACACGGAGGTGGATATCGGGGGCGCCTGCGACGACTTCGAATTGATCGACCGATACGACTTGAACGTGTCGGCCGGCCCCGGGCTGATCCCGGTGGATGAGAACGCTGTCGGAAAGGTGGCCTTCACTCGGAAGTGGCTCGCAAGGGAAGGGATCGATGCGCGAAAGGCAGGCATCGTTCGCGTGAGCGGGGACAGTATGGCACCTACCATTCCGGACGGCGCCTTTGTTCTGGTGCACATGCCCGAACGCGAGCTCGTCCGGCAGGGCATCTTCGCACTGAGCTACGACGGTCAGGCGATGATCAAGCGTTTGGTCCCGTCAGAGCATGGACGGGACGGTCGGCCGCTGGCTATCGTTCTGGTATCGGATAATCCTATGCACCCTCCCCGCGTGGTCGCGGGTCACGATCTTAGGTTGGTCCGTGTCGTTGGGCGCGTTCGCCTCGTTCTCAGTTCGATCTGAAAGGCACCATCCTTGGACCATCTACCTCTCCCATTTTATGCCGTCATAGTTGCGGTGTCGCTCGTCACTCCGTCCCATGCTCAGAGCTTCGAGAGCATGCGCATCGCAAGCGACCTCGGGTCTGTGCTCGGCTCGGAACGGGCCTGCGACCTCAAGTTCGATCACAACGCCGTCGCGGCGTGGATCGACAGTAACGTCGACGGCACTGACATGGGGTTCGCCGGTTCACTGTCGATGATGACGCAAGGCGCTGAGTACCAGGCGCAGATGCTTGACGGAGCCTCTAAGGTGGCCCACTGCCGGGCCATCGAGAAGACCGCGAGGCACTTCGGTTTCATCAAGTAG